CTTCAATTCGAACGTTTCCAGTGTCGATAATGTAATCAATGATCCGGATGGGTTTATTGTAACAGTAATCGATGCAGTTACACTTGAATTCGCTGCTGTTGGTGTCGCAGGTTTTGATTTTACGGCCGTAGGTGTTGTTCCTGGTAATGTTACTATTGGGTTTAGACGCATTGCATTCCGAGTGCGGTTCAGATCATTAACTGACAAAAAAACTCAGGGGATATATCCCGTTTGAGTGCTTCGCACTCGCGCTCGCTAGGGTTCTCCCGTTATGCTCCCTGCGGTCGCCACGGGAGAACACCGTCGCTTCGCGGCTGATCTTGCGACCTAAATAATGCATCAAAATTATTTATTCGTGATTCATTTACGAACATTATATCATTTTTTTGACATCTTTACATTAGAATCTATCAAGTCCGTTATTTGCGAATATAATTCATTGCTTTTTTCCATCTCGCGGTAATTTCCAAGTGCGGAATCATATTCAAATACTTTATACCCGAAAATGGACCCCGGATCCTCAGTGTAATAATATGTTTCGCCATCAACTTCCACTGCTTTCACTTCAGTAAGTTCTTCCTCATATTTTTCGCATGAATTCGGTCTCCGCATATCTGCATCAAAATCATTTCCAAATAGTTTAGAACTATTAGGCGCACACATACGGCAATTATGTTCACCATTCAAAACACACTCAATAGAAACCTCTCCTGTGGCCTCAGAAAATTGACTATTTATATCTTCCGTAATTAATGATTCTATATATAATTCTAGATCAGTTGTTAAAAGGGCTTCATCACCAGGTATAGGCTTTCCTGCCACCATTCGTGATACATATTCTTCATAATTAACATTATCTGCTCCTTGGTTTGGTGGTAATACGGCCACGAACATTACTGGTTGGAAATTTTGTTTCGCCGTCGGCAATTTTATATGAGAATTATGCCTTACCCCACGGGCAAATACCTGTTTATTTCTCGACCATACCCAATATGGCTCGTATACAATTCCAAACCGTGCATTTTCTAAATCAAGCCCCTCAGCACCTGTTGACGATATTAATAAAAGTTTAATATCTTCACCAGTAGCGTTTTTGATGTTGTTAAATGTTCTGCGTATATTTTCTCTATCTTCCATATCTACCTCACCGCTAAAATATGCAAATACTTTGCCGCTAGTTTTAGTCTTGTTACTTTTTGCACGCTTATTATTGTCGCTGTTTTTTTCTGACCCGCCTCCTCTTATTTCACACCCTCGTGATGTTTCATTAAGTAAATTTAACAAATCATATCCTATTAATGTTTTTAATGAATTTGTTGCGTTACTGCTGCCATTGCCATCACTTTCTTTACCACCTCCAATAATATTTGCGGACAATTTTGTCGACGCCACCAGAGTATATTTTTCTATGATCGTTGGAAGGTTTTCCTTTACATCACCGCATATAATTTTTGGTGCGTATACTGGCGGTGTATCCAAAATATTAACGCTCTCCACAGTCACGCCTCCTCTATTTAAGAGAAATGTGGCCGCAGTTGTATAAACATTATTAGGTGCAATTATCAATATATTTCGCGAGGATGGTTTATTTGCAAACTGATCCTGGTGTTTTTTAAGTTTTCTTTCTTCGCGAGATATAATTTTAGTTATTTCATTTTTGATTCTGTCGCGGAAATTAGTTTCGCTTTCTTCATTTGTAAGCATACTTGCGGACACGGTGTCTTTTTCCATCTCAACATTAGAATTGTCTGCAATGTCAATTATTTGTTCTTTTGTTAGCCCAACAAGTCCTTCATCTGCCGTTCTACCGGCTTCATCCAATAGCGCTTTTACATCCTCTAACTTCATTCCATCAAGTATTCCTCCATTACGTGGAGATAATTCTTCTGACATAATAACATCATCCATAGACAACCCCGGATTCGCTTTCTGAATAATGTTAAACAAATCATGGCTGCGAGCGGCACCAGCTACATATATTTCATCCACCGCGTTCAGCTCGTCCGATTTATCAAATTTAATCAAATCATATTTATTTATCGCTTTAGCTAGTGTTTTTGCTTGTTGTTTACCCTTTGCGTTTAAATGAGCAGATTCTGATGTTGATGCTCCTATCTGCCTACCTTCTGCACATAAATCTGTTTGGCCGTTTACAATAAAATATATTGTGATCGTGGCGTTACGTGCATTCGCCGCATCCTGCACATTATTTTCAAACCCACTCAAATATTCGGTAAATTTTCTTATGCGTTTTTCAGACCTGGTAATATTACCAACTTCTCCATTACCGCCCCCTTCCGCCGCTGTATTTTCCATCGCATTGTCAGCCATAACTGCATCCTCAAAATCTGAAGCTATTGCTGTTGTAATTTTTCCCTGTTTCTTTTTGGGTGGTATTCCAGTCTGCATTTTCTTTTGTCCTGAAAATAAAGTCCATCCTTTTTTCTCCAAATAACGCATTATGGATCCCAGTCCACCAGCCCCAACAAACTGAGAATACACGTAACCTATTCCATCAATGCTGTTTATATATTCATCAAGCGCGGAGAGTTTTACACCTACAACTTGATTATCGGGTATTTTATCCATATTAATTTCGCTGAATTTCACTAATCCTAATTCAGAAGGAGGTGCAAAGTTAGACATTTGACGTGATTTCTGTTTGTATGTAGATGCAGACATCGATTTCGGTTTTTGCATTATAGGGGAACTTCCTTTTCTAAATCTTTTAACTTTATACTCTTCCGCCTCCTTATTTTTGGCTATCATGTACATTGAATACTGTTGGGGCGACATTTGAATAAATTTCACCACCATTGGCAGAACTTTGGGAAAATTTACCGGTTGTTGTTCTCCTGTGAGTCCTATACTGCTAAAATCAACATCCTCTCCTTGCCGTTGTGCCATATCAATAATACCTTTCCCAAGCATCGTATTGTATCCAACATGAGATACAAGTCCATAAATTCTGTTTTGGAATTTATCTTTGTTGATCATAGTTAATTTTGAACCGGCTGTGACGCCAGAAGGGGATTCTTGCGCTGTTGATGTGGTGGTGGCTGGCAACACCTGCCTCTCTGATATAAATGCGCGGCGGAAATCGCCATACGATTCGGGAAATAACGGAGTTGCGGCGGGTGTTCCTGCAAGCATATTAAAACAGGGCACATATTCAAACGGATCATTTACAGGAATTGTACCAGTCAAGAATATTATTTTCAGATCGTGAGAATGCATAACCATATTATATAAATCTATGCCGTTTTTACTGCCGTTTGTTATTGATCTAAACAAATTATGGGCTTCATCAACTATAAGAAATTTACCATCTAATGAACCAATAGCGGCCGCTGCTTTATATTGGCCCTCTTTTGCTCGTTTGCGTTCTACTTTCGATTGAACACGGCGGAACTCTTTTCCAACCAATCCTTCAGATTCCTTTATCAATTGATCTATCATATTACTTGCATTCATTGAAACAAAGCCAAAATTCTTCGCTATCCATTTATCCAAATCTTCTTCTGGAAGTTTTCCGATGGCGAATTCACTATCGACTTCCGCTCGCATTTTTATGTATTTTTTTATTCCGGTTACAAAGTTTATGTGAAGAGATTTACTCGCTAAAATAATTGGGAATTTATCTTCCATGTGATCCATGGCAACAGCAACGGCTATTAATGTTTTACCCATTCCAGGCGGGAGGTTTATTAATAATCCCCTTGATTGAGTTTTCACAGATAAGAAATAATCTCTAATTATTTTTTGATAATATCGTAAAAATGACCATTTGTGAGCTACTTCTGGATTTTTGGATAGGTCATATGTAAGTTGCCGAAAATGTTCGAATAATTTTACGCTAAATCCTGTATCGGTACGATCGAAATCAGGCATTGCTTATATTATCGCCTTTATATTAGCGCCCTTATATTTGTCTAATATGCAGTTTCTTTATTACGTTATATGCGATACGGTATCGGCGAGATAAATATTGTCGATGTGTATGTGCGCGGCACCAGTCGCGAAGCCATAGAGGATCTTCGATCCCCGCGGCGAGCGATGGCATAGCAGCGCCAGCTGCGTAATGCCGAAAAAAAAATTTTGGTTTGAGAGAATCAGAATGTTTTTATTGATTTTTTGTCATACTACGCTCATAAACGGCGTAGATGATGATATTATTAATGTTTATGAACTAATTCCCGTTCATTCATCCATGTAGTCATACAATTCAGAATAAACAACTATATCAGAGGGCGGGCAATTACTTGCGGTGGCGACCTCCGCTGCGAGACTTGCGCCTGCGGCCCTTGCTGTGAGAGCGAGATTTGCTGTGCTTGGGCGCCTTGGCACCAGCACTCCTTCGACGACGACGACGACCTCCGTTAACTGATGGCATCTTTTGTTCTAAGTATATAACATGATACATAAAAAATAAAAATTATAAAATAAATAATTCGTGTGACGCTCCCTACGGTCGCTACGCGGCGTTCGCTAGGGAAATCGGAGATTTCCCGTCGCTCCGCGGCTACCGCCATACAAAATTAATTAATTCGCCATACAAAATTAAATAATTAATTCGTCGTACAAAAAATATTTAATTAAACATAGCGTTATTTTTAATTCGAAATTAATACCCGTTCTGCGCCCTGATTTTGTATCGCGTTAGCCGCGTAGCGACGGTGTTTAACCGCGACGAGCGCAGCGAGTGAGAGCGGTTAAACCCTAGCGAGCGAGCGAAGCAGCCGTAGGCTGCGTAGCGCACTACGAAAATACCGTCGCTGATGTTGCCGGCAGTGTATTATAAATTGTCGTTCTCCATGCCTGAGGATGAGTACTTATTAATGTTCGCGGATCAACTCCAAACAATCCTCTAGAATCTCCAGGTGGGAGACGTCCAGTAATCACACGTGGGGTATCTGCTTCTGCCGCTTGGGCAGATAATGATTGATCTTGAATATATCCGCTTGATGCGCCTGCGTATTTAAACCCTTCGGCTGACATTTTCGGCACTCCAAAATGCCTGATAAGTAATATTATTGCGACAATTACAAGGCCAACTACTAGCCATGTTGGAATTCTATTTTCGTCCATTGCCTATTCGATATATGATCTGGAATAAAACGTTAACTAAATGATAATTAAAAAATAAATTTTGACAAGGTGAGAAAATTATATAGCGGGGTTTAAGTAGACATAGTAACATGATCCTGTTGTTGACCATCTTTCATATCCATACTCGCATCATTTTTTGTGTTCGCAGTGGCATGCGCGGCTGATGCAGCCGAATTTTGCGCCGCCGGAAACAATTCTCCATCTGGAGTTATTTTACTCAATGAATTATAATAA